ATGAGTCGTATAAGCCGGGTGCTAACCGTGGTTTCGATATCGGTTCTGTCAATGCTGATTGCCGCGGCAAAACCTGCATCGACCGCCGTTTCGGTGTCGGCACCGGCGCCAGCCCCGAGCCATGCTCCACATGCCGGCGACATCGATCTGACAGGATACACACTGACCTTCGAAGACAACTTCGATCGTCTGAGCGTCGCTACCCGCTCGCCCAAAGGCAGTGCAACCTGGCTTCACATTCCGCCCTACGGACCGGCCTCAAACTACTCCGCTTCAAGGTGGGATAGCCGCGCACTCAGTGTTTCGGGGGGCGTTTTGTCCATCAAGGCATACGTGGACCCGGCCGGCACCTGGCGTTCCGGCAATCTCTCCTCGATGGACGAAACCGGCCAGGGATTTGCGCAACGCTACGGATACTTCGAAGTCCGCGCCAGAATGCCGGCGTCCGGTACGGGTTCCTGGCCGGCATTCTGGCTGCTGAGTTCGACGTCCATCAACAACACGTCGGGGAAAAAATTTTCGGAGATCGATATCTTCGAGTGGTACGGCAACACCTACACGGATAATCGCGCCGTCATTCAGGAAGCGACGCACAACTGGGCTTCAGGCGGCACGCGTAGCGAAGGGGCGCAGTTCTACTCGCCCGCCACGCCGATGCCGGACGGAGCGAAGCCCTGGAGGCGCTACCATATCTATGGCTGCCAGATTGACCCTGTGCACATCACCTGGTATATCGACGGCATCCAGACCAATCAGATCCCGACTTCAGATGCCGCAGACTATATGACGGGGCCTTATTACATGATGCTCGACTACGCGCTGGGCGGCGGTTGGCCCGTAGACAAAGTGGTCGACGGTTCCACGTTCGATATCAATTGGGTCCGCGTCTACGCGTTACCGGCGTCGGTCGGCCGATCCGGATAAGCGATGCAGAAATATCGCGAGGCGTAGCGTTACGGCACGGGCTTTGAGATTTTCCCGGATCTATCCGGATGGAGAGTTGGTGCGGGGACCGGACTCGAACAAATCAGGTTGATCCTTTACTGTCAACAATCTGGCAATATCAGGCTAGAGAAGTACCACCGAAAATACCACCAGAGGATGACCGCTATGGTCAGCGGCTCGGTGAATTTGGGCAGTCCACCCTACCCGCATACCGCAGTTGCTGGCGGGTTGCGCGAAAACAACACTCGCCAAAATTGGCGCAGCCTCATTCGCCTTCCGCATGTCGACGCACGCGCGTGGCAGTTTTCAGATCCTGATTTCTGATCGGGAAGTCACTCGGCTGCGGTGGGGTGCCAGCACCAGTGCAAACACCATGCGAACCCTGCGAACTGTTCGCCCTGTTCGCACTCGTGTTCGCATCCCTTGTTCGCACTGCTGCTCACAGCCGGCGCAGCGCCCTTCGCATTGCCTTCACGCCAGGCAGTGCCGATGAGCGACGGGTCGAGCGTTCCATCGTCGAAAGCCTTGACCCGCGCCTGTTTGAGCGCCCTTCGAACCGGCGTGTCCGAAACGCACTCGCGGCGCGCGAACTCGCGAATCGAGATGCCTTCAGCCATCTGTCGACGCCCTTGCGATCCCGGAAAGTGCGAACACCTTTTGGCCCCTATAGCTGGTCACAAAACGCGGCGGGCAATGCCCGTAGGGATTCTCGCCCCAGGAGGGACCCACGCGGCCGCCAGACTCCCGAGAGGTGCTCCAATCTGGCGCCGCACCGGACTTAATCAGGGCCAATGTTGACCGCGATGGCGCTCCGCCGGGTGGGCTTGTGCTGATAACTCCGGATAATCGTACTGGCCTTGCGTGGCAACGGTTTGTTGCGAGCATTTGCCACTTTCCTGCCGCTGTACCTCCGCCAGCCTAAGGCACTCGACCACGGATGCGCGCGTGTAGCTGCCACGGATCAGAGCATCGATCTGGAGATCGCGAAAGCGCTCTATGGCAAAGGGGGTGGCCAAACTGACCCCGTTCGGCAAGGAGATCAGCCACATGGCGGTCGCTGAAGCCGAGACGAGCTGCGATTTCCTGCGCCGTCAGCCGGACGCCCGTTTTTGCCAACCGCGTTTCAAACGCGAGTGGGCCAAACTCCGAGAGATCGCGCTCTATGGCAAAGGGGGTGGCCAAACTGACCCCCTTTGGAATTCAGGACTGCACCGGCGGGCAAATGCAACCGCCAATTTAGGGTACAGCCATGTACCACCGCCCCGGCCGGGCTGCCGTTGAATCAAATACCCAGAATCCGGGTATGTAAGAGGAACGAAACGTCCGTTACTCTACAATCGTCACGAATTTCAAATCTGAGTAATTAATCTGTGGTCGGCGCGAGCCCCGTACGTCGCGCGATTGTCTGCTGAGCTTGGACGGCGAGGTCCACATTGACTTCGAGATAGCCGATGGTCGTGAGCGGATCTTTGTGGCGCATGAGCCGCTGCACTGTCTGGACGGGAATGCCGGCTTCACTGAGGAGGGTCCCGAAGGTGCCGCGCAGTCGATGCGCCGTGAGACCCTGCACGTCGCACCGAACGTTGGCTGATCGCATGGCCCGGCGTGTGAAGCCGGGGCAGCATGCGCAGCCACGCCGGTTCGTCACAATCAAGCCGCCCGTTTTTCGCAGCGGTGCGAGATAACTGACGAGCCATGCGGGCATCGGAAGAGCGACTGCCTCACGGCCTTTGGTGCAGCCGGGCGTGTAAGTGCAGCGTTCCCAGTCGATCCACTCCCAGCGCGCAGTGATTGTTTCCGACTCGCGCAATCCAAGCCCGAACATCAGGCGAACAGCGACCGCCGCTGCACGAGACCGGATCGAATAGACGTCGACCGCATCAAGCCACGCCGTGGTGACTGAAAGCGGAAGAATGGGCCGCGGCTTCTTCTGGATCCGGACCGTACGGATTTCCCACGGAACGCCTGCGATGAGATGCCGGCGTACGGCCCATCGAGCCAGCACCTTGAGCAGGCGTAGCCAGCCGTTCGTACTCGACTGTGCATGGGTCGAACGGTGCATCAGCATCGCTGCCTCGACGCGAGGTGTCGTGAGCTCGTCGAGCCGCAGGGGCGCCAAGCCGTACAGATGAAGGCGTAACAACTGGTCCATGGAACGCAAATAAGCATGGCTGACGATGAGCTCGTGATGCGTCATCCATTCCTTGCCCAACTCTTTCAGCGTTTTCGCGCCGCTTGGCCGCGTGCTTTCGCATACTGCGCGCCATGCCTTGTTCGCAACTACCTCGGCGCGCCGCTGGTTCGTTTCGTGAGTCGACCGCTGGACTCGCTTTCCGTCGAGCTGGAAGCGGTAATGCCAGATTCGTTTAACTCGAAAGAGCTTCATGCTGGTAAGGTGCTCCACGCCCGCCGCCAAGTCAGTCCGAGGAGACCAAGAGTAGACTGATGTGACAGTACCGCGTCGCGGAGCTGCCGGTGTTTTTTCCCACCGCCGGCTGGGGGCCGAACGTTCATACGGTCTTGTTCGGCGTCGAGGTCGTGATCGTGCTGCTGCCGGGTTGCACGTTCTCGACGTCGTGATCGTGCTCGTCATGTGCAGCGCGCAGCTCGGCGAGCGTGCTACTTTGCGTGTCGCAGTTGTCGACGATGTCTCCGGTGCACTCGAAGACCGGCGTGACTGCGCGGATCCTCGTGGCCGCGTTGATCGTTACCGTCGTCGCGTTGTCGATCTCCACCGTCTGCCCGTTCGCGTTGACCTTGATTCCGCCGCCGGCCGTCAGGTAGATCTGCTTGCCGTCGAGCGAATAGAGCATCGTCTCGCCGGCCTGCAGCCCGGTCGGCCGACTACGCTGGTGCCCGGTCGCTATTGCGATTCCATTGGCTCGATCGCCGGCGAGGAACACAATCGCGACGTCGGAGTCCGCCGGTGGCGACGAGGTGAAACCGAATTCGGCGAGGCGCTGCAGCTCGCTGATCGTTTCCAGCGCATTCACCTGCACTTGAAGCTTCTGCACCGCGCCGCCATCGTTCACAAGCTTGATCCGCGCGCGATCGAGCAATGTGAAAATGCGCCGCGCGACGCGATTGATCGCTCTGCGCTCAAAGGTCATCATTGACTCCCGTAGACGCTCAGATCGACGAACAGCGGCAGCAGTACGATCGGTTCCGGAAGAAACGCGCGCGGGTCCATGATCGCGAGCTGTGCCGTCGTGCCGCCCTCGAGCGAGCGTTGGTACGTCACCTCGCTAATCAGCCAGTTCACGGGCTGGAGCTTCAGATGTGGCAATGACACAGTGACGAGCGTGTTCGGCGTCCACAGCGCGCCGGCGCCGTCGCGCCAACTGTCGACGACCGCGCTCACAATCGCAGAGCGGCCGGCGCGCCGGTTCATTTCCCAAGTCGCGCGACGTTGCGCGAGGTCAGAGTAGCCTTGCGGAGCCTCGCATACGACGTAGTGTTCCCGTGGGCGTTTTACGTTCTCGTCCTGCGCACTCCCGGTCCAGATAGGCCCAACGCCAGCATCGCTCAGCGTGGCAACCGACTGTGCGAAGCAGACGTAGTCCCTATACCGTTCGTCGGCCGAGTAGGCCACCGACGCCGACTGCACGTTCACGCCCTCGAACACGCCGCCGACGGCCTGCGCCTGCTGCGTCGCCTGTGCGAGGATCAGGTTGCCGTCCGGTCCGTCGTACACAAGCAGCTGGCTGAACCGGCTCACGCGCTCGATGACTTCGAGCGGTGTCTCGCCGACCAGGACGTTGAATAGCGGGATCGCGACGAGGTTCGGGACGTCGCAGCTCACCGTGATCCCATAATGCGCGGCCAGTTTCGTGGCGATGTCGAGCGCTGACGTGCCGTTCATCTGGCTGTTCGGCCACACGGCCGAGCAGTCGACGAGGTCCTGGCACTTGCCGCGGCCGCTTACCCGAATCTGGTGTGAGCCGGGGCTATAGGAGGGCACGAAGCGATCCACGTAGCCGGTCAGCACGAGGTCATTGCCCAGCCGGATCTCGCAGGCGTCGCCCGGCTGCACCGTTACCTCCGACACCGAATCCGGAGCGGAATCGGTCAGTCCGAGTTCGAAGTCGCTCGGGCAGCGCTCGACACCTCTCGTCAGCCGGATGTCCGTCCAGCCGGATATGGTCCGGCCGCCGACAATCAAGGACAGGTCGCCATCGTCCATCACACGTTCCCTCCGACCATGTCCGACGAATATGAGATTCTGGTCGACGCGACGATGTCGCCCCGCGTCTTCACGCTCGCGGTCATGCCCTTCGGCGCATTCGCGAACTGCACGTCGACCTTTACATGGCCATCGGCCGCCATGCCGCTGCCGGCACCGACATCCTGTTGCGCCGGGGCGCCTGCGATGCTGCCCGACGGGTCCATGCCGTCGAGCACCCTGTCGACGTACTCTCGCGTTTCCGCAGGGCGAGCCGAAAAGCCGTACCTGTTAAGGTTGCCCTGCCCCCAGTTGTACGCAGCGATCGCCGCCGGCAGATTGTTGCCATTCGCGCGCAGCAGGTCCGAATACATCCGGGCCGCGCCGGTCGCGGACTGTCGCAGATCCATCGGATCGGTCACGCCGTACTCGCGCGCCGTTTCCGGCATGAACTGGAATGGTCCCAGCGCGCCTTTCGGCGATACCAGCGTGCGACCGCGACCGGACTCGGCCGTATAGACGCTGTCGAGCAGCCCGGGCGGCAAACTGTATTGCGCCTCGAGGCCGGAGAATAGCGTCCGCGTATCCTCGTTCGAACGGAATTGCGATACGGGCGACGGCGCGGCTGCCCGCGCGACAGGTGCCGTGGGAGCCACAGCCGCGACCGGTGCGACAGGCGCCGTCGCCGCGACGGGCGGTGTTGACGCGGCCACCGCCGGCGGCGATGCCGTCACGCGTTTCGAGTCTTGCCCAAAATGTCGATTCCACCAGTTGTCCCAGTCCGTCCACGCACCCGCACGTGATCCCGCACTCGTGTCGACGTCCGGCGTCACGATGCCGCCCGCCATCGCGTCGGCGACGCGCTGCTCGCGACTCGATTCCGACTCGCCGGCCTGTCGGTGGATGGCGCTATCGAATGCCTTTCGGCGCGCGTTCTCCGCGGCGTAGCCGCCACCCACCAGCGCCAGCGTCGATGCAATGACGGGGTTCGCTGCCAGTCCGCCTGCGATCGCGGCGATATCCTTAAGCATGCCGGCGAGCGTCAGTGCGCCAGCGATCGGGCCCGCGAAAGTGATCAGCGCAATACCCGCCGCGATCGGGCCCACGCCGCCGACCGCGTCGACGAAACTGCCGACTCGCTGCGCGCCGCCCTTCCAGTCCGTGCTCTCGATCCAGTTCGCGATCTGCGGCCCGTACTTGTCCGCGATCGGGATCAGCTCGTTCGCCACCTGGCCGAGCGCCGGCGCGAGCGCCGCACCGGCCGAGTTCGTCAGCTTGTCGATGCTGGCGCCGAGTGCGACCATCGACTCGGTGTATTGCTGGCCTTTCGCGATCTGGTCCGGTCCCATGGCGGCGTTCAACTGCTGGAACTTTGCGAGATAGGTGTCCAGTTCCGCGAGCATTGGCGCGAGTCCCTGAAGCCCGAAAGCATCGAGGAAGCGATTGCGGGCCTGCGCATTCGTCATCGTCGAGGCAACGCGGGCGACGTCGCGCATCGCGCGCGCTGTATCGATGGAGCCGTTTTTCAGCCGGTGCACGCCGATGCCGTATTGCGTCATGGCGGCGAGCGCCTCGGGCTTCAAACCCAGCTGGGCGAGCTCGAGCGCGTTGCCGACGGACATCAGGCCGTTCGTCATCGACTCGCTCGATAGGCCGGCAAGACGTGCTGCACCTTGCCAATTCTGCAGCTCGGTCGTGCCCATGCCGAGGTTGTACGCAGTGTTCTTGATTTGCACCGCACTGCGGCCGAAGCGTTGCGCGATCGCACCGATACCCGCGAGGGTGCCGGCGCCGGTCAAAGCCGCGATCGGCGGGGCGAGCGACGCGATCCGGCGTGCGGTTTCCGTCGACGCAGTCCCGACCTTCTCGACCGAGCGCCCGAGCTTGTCGAGGCCCGTTTCCTTGGAGAACGCCGCCACCGACTGCCGTACGTCAGCAATCGGCTTCGTGACCTGCGCGATCGACTTGTTGACCTTCTGCGCGACGGCGGTAGCCTTGTCGATCGCTGTGATGGTAATGGAAAGATTGCTCGCCACGTCAAGTTCCTTTCCGCGGAATTCGGGGGAGACGCCGGTGCCTATAAACCGTGCGACAGCGTGAGACGATTACCTGTTTCATCGTGACATCGCCCATTATCGGTTCCCGTCAGTCTGCATCAGCGCTTCCATCTCCGAGCTAAAGCCAACCCGGTGAAGTTCGTTGTGTTCGGCACCGGCAAGCCGCGGCCGCATGGCTTTTTCAGCGTCTCGCGGAATGCCAGTGCGTGATGGCAGTTCGCCTTCGCCGCGGATAACAACATGACCCAGAATGTGAAGCTGGCGCGCAGTAGCTTCCTCGAGTTCGAGGTCGTCACCGACCTCATAACTGCGAGTGATCTTTGAGACGACCGCGCCGGTAGCGGGATGCCGCTTGATCAAAGAGTCAGCCCGGATGATTCCGCGCTTCACGCGCACCTTGACCATCTTCGGCACTTCCGGCTCGGTCGGTGCTGTCACGAGGTCATCGCCGGGGAAGCCGGCACGCCGCGCCGCATTGACGATGTCGTCGGCGTCTTTCATGCCGATATCTTGCCGCTCAGCAGCGGCCCATACCGGTACGAACCAGTAGTTCCGGAAATCGTCGGTGTAGCCGGCTGCGACGGCGGGATCCTTGAGCCGGGAAAATTCCCACGGGACGCGCACCCCACGAGCGCGAATGTCTTCGATAACATCCAAGCCACGACCCGGAAAATGGTCGCCCGGCAACTTGTTCAATAGTAGTCGCCAAGCGCGTTCAGCGCCGGCCATGCCCTCCACGCATGCCTGCAGAGCCGCTACAGCTTCGCAGTAGCGGCCCTGGTGTATCTCGTGTTCGGTCATGATGGCCGCTTCAAGCGCGGCTGCACGCTGGCCTTCAAGATCTGCGAGTGCGTTTTTCGCCAGTTCGACGGCGGCATCAAGCGGGACGATCGATTCAGCCGCTGCGCGCGCCGCAGCCACTGCGGCCGCGTGCTGCGCTTCAGCGTTACTAATTTGCGTGTCGAAATTCGACGTATCGGCGGTCTTTCCCGATGCGAGGGTTTCGGCCTGCAGTGTGTGACGCTGCTCCCGGAGCGAATCGATAATCGCCGTCCGCTCTTCAACGATCGCAATAGCTCTCTCAGCGAGTTCGCGATCGGCTGTCAAGCCCGTGATAATTTGTTGTTGAGCGGCGATCTGTTTGGTTAGTTGCGCGACTTTTTTCATGAGATCCTCAGGTGGTTTATTGAGCGTTGCGACGCACAGCGGGACCAACTGATGGACCACCTTTGCCGGTTGCGGCGTATTCACCAGCCGCGACGATGCGATCGGCAAGCGCGCCGGGGTTGGAAACGATGGTGCTGACGAAACGTGATTCGCGCGGGCTCTCGGGCATCAGACTGGGCTGCATTTCCTCGGTCGCGTCACACGCAGCAGCGCGTATGACGTTAATCGCGGCTGCGGCATCGACCGAAGTTCGTGCCAGTGCCGCAGCTAACCTGGGCGCTCCAAACGCGGCACCTTCAGCAACGATGGAGGAGATTCGCATCCGTTCGCGTTTGACTGCTGCCTCGGTCTCGCTGTGATCGGGACATGGTGTCCGAATGGGCTCCACAGCAAGCACAGGTGCCGTCGCACGGGCAGTAGGCTTCGGCGCCGGCGCTTCCATCGCGGCGACTGCAGGAGACGACCGACTCGGGATCGATTGCGCAAACGGTCTTCTCACAATGGTAGAAGATGTCGTGCCGCCGGAACCGGCGTGCCGTGCGGGCGTGACGTTTTTCGGCTCGATGCCGAGAAAACCCCAGAACCTCGACGAAACGTTTTTCGCGATGAGAGATTTCATGATCTGCCTCGCGCTCGGGTCCCATCGAACCTAATCACGCGTCCCGAAGAGGATTGTTGCGTGCTCGCGCCCGGCTGGAACGTGCCGGCGCGCGCACCGAAAGTCGCCTCGCCGATCTCGATGATTTTGTCTGCCAGCGACTTCCGTTCTTCGTCGGTCTTGTCGATCCAGTCGACGGTCTTTCGATTTTCGCCGTCGAATTTGTCCGCATTTCGCTCGTCGTTTTCCGCGGCATCACTCTCCGTTGACCCGTACTCGCCGGACTTGATCAGAACGCGACGTGCAGCGACTACATCCAAGTCGGTGTCGCACGCCAATGAGGCGGCCTGGACGATATGGCCAACGCGTATGCCACAAGCAAGAATTTGGGCGATGCGCTCACGCTCACGCGCGATCGCCGCGCGAATCGAATCGTTCACGACTCACCCTTTTTGAGGAATTGCTGCAGATCAGCAATGCGCCACTTGAGAGCGCAGCCTTCACGCAGAGGTAGAGGAAGAATGCCTGCCCGGACTCGCCGTCTGACGGTTACGGGGCTGACCTTGAGAAGGTCAGCAACGGCATTGATGCCGACCCGGGAATTGGCCGACTGGTGACTGAAATGCTCCGCGAGCTCAGCGCCGAGGGCAACTGCGAAAGGCTGCACGATCGCTCCAATTGATCAAACTGACCAATCATCGCGCGAATCTGAAGTTACCTGAACTCCGTGAGATTCAGTAATTACCGCCGCTCACGCGCCGCCTGCTGGCTCCGGTTTCTGCGATTTTCCACCGAGCCCCAGAGGGCAGTTGCCGCCGAGCCCTCGCTGTCTTTTTGGCAGCAGTCTTCCGTTTCGTGAAACCGAGCTCCGATGCCTTTTTCTTCAGATAAGCCCGGCTACGAGGCATCCCCCATTCCTCGAGTATCTTTGCTGCACCTTCGATCGACGAACCCGACAGCGCGACGGCGACAGCACGGCTGGTCAACAGATCCTTCCGCGCCAATGTCGCTCGCCTACCACGCGAATGCAGCGCGCGCTCGGTTGCCGCAGGAGTCTGCGCTTCGAGCAACTTTTCTCGAACTCTTAAGATACCGAGCGTTACACACCGGCGCAGCACCTGCCACTCCCTGCGCATGCCAGGCCGCCTGCCTCGATCGGTTATCCACAACCGCTCGGCCGCCGCAAGACTGTCCAGTGCGTCAAGAAGCAGCAGCGCATTGCGGCTGCCACGCCACTCACGGAAATAGACCCAACCGCGGAGAATCGCATCATCGGACGGTTCGTGAATGATCCTCATGCTCTCGCTCCCCATGCGCGCCGCTTCGCGGCAATTTTCTCTTCGGCAAGGATAGCGAAAATCGTGTGCCGGAAAGCAGGCTCTATGCACATGCGGCGGCGCCCTCCAGCGACTGAGATCCATCCCGGGGCTTCAATGCATTACGCAGCGCCTGCCGCATGTCATCGGGCATTGGTTTGCGCGGCCCATCGTCCGGCCGCTCGACAGGCGCTGGTACGGCCGGTGCGAGCGAGGCGGAAGGTGAACCACCGTTGTCGATCGCTGTCTGGATGCGCGCGTGCCATGCGTCACGGCTCTCGTTCGGCCATGCCGTGCCCACGCCGAGCTCGTTCGCCTTCGCCAGCGCCGCATCATCGGATGCGCGCCATGCACCGCCAGTCTTGCCTGCGGCTGCAGCACGCAGCGGCCCAGCGTTTCGTACCCAGTTGCGCCATGTCGCGAGCCAGTCGGTTTTCGCTGCGTCCTTGCCGGACTTCCCGTGCCAGTAATCGCGAAATTTGTCCGCCTCGAAGCGCATGTGCTCGGGCGTCCAGGCACCGCCAGCCCAGTTTTTCAACGTGCTGGCGAACTGTTGCGTTTCGGTGAGCGCCCATTCGCCCCATGCTCTCGGCAAAGCCCAGTCTTCGGGCAAGCGCGAAGCGCGCGCAGGAGAAAAAATATCTGTGTTTACATCTGTACTTATATAGTCATCCCGCGATTTTGCGGAATGCAACTCGGAGGCCTGGGGCATCGCTGCCAATTGCCGAGCCTCATCGACGAGCGCATACCAGCCTGTGCGATCGCGCCCATCGTCCGGATTGCTGCGGCGGAGCAATACCCCGCTGTCGATCAGCTTGCGGAGGTTGCGCTGAATCTGGTCCTCGCTGAGGTAGGGAAACTGCTTTTTGTAGGCTTGCGCGCTGTTGAACGTCCACGTGCGGCCATCGATGAAATTTTTGCCGTTGGCCTGATTGTTGAATATCCAGAACCGCAGGTTGTACAGCAGGATCGCGCCGATCAGGCCATGTTCCGGCACATCGTCGGTATCGAAAAGGTGAACCGCCATGGTTACCTCCCCAAACCCTGTCGCGTCGGAATCGCACCAGCAGCAACATGCGCGGCCAGCACAGTCAGCCCGCGCGCCGTGACGTGGACATTGGAAACGAGCCGGCGCGAGCCATCGCGAAGCTCGGCCATATACGTGCAATGCACCAGCAGGCCATCCATGATCTTGATCTCGTAGGCGGCGAGGCGCTTCCCGTTCGGGCGGTAAATCCACGCGTTGCGCTGCAGCCAGTCGATCAGGGTATGCGGGGCTATGCCAAGCGACTTCGCCGCTTGAGTCATCGACATCGAGCCGTCGGCTGCCGCGAACTGGTCGAAAGCTTCAGCCTTTTGGGCCTGAGCCTGCACAGCGCTAGCCAACTGCGCATTCGATTTCGCGAGCTCGATCATCGTTTGCATCAGCTCGGGTGACGGAGAAGGAAGTGCGGCATGTTGCGGCGACTCGTCTCGCTGCCCGCGCAGCGCGAGAAACGCATCTACCAGACGCACCTGTGCGGCGCGGGACTCGCGGCCACCGATGAACGGTGCGGCGATCCACGCTGCTCGCTCGTCCAACTCGAACATGCGGCGCTTCTCGCCCTTGGCGTCGACGTAATCAACGCGCGCAACGTTGCGCGCGTTGAGAGTTCCGTCCGCCAGCAGACCATCGATCGTACGAAGAACGTCGCGGTGGTTACGGTCAAATACTCGTGCGACTGCCAGGGTGCTCACGATAAGGATATCGCCTCGCACACTCACGAGTGCGTCACCAGCGAGTTCGCTGCAATTGGCAAGCATGTCGAGCCTTATGCCGTGACCGTGCCGCGAGACTGCGCGGCACGCTTGCTCAACCATGCGTCAAGCTCGCTTTCGAGGAACACAGTCGTCCGGCTACCGAGCTTGACTGGGCGAGGGAAGTCAGCTTCGTGTTTGGCGCGGGCCCACAAGGTTGAAAGGCCGATCCCGAGTTTCTCGGCAGCTTGGGCGGGGCGAAGCCCTTTATTTTTCACCACGGACATTGACTTTCTCCAATTAGGAAGTCTCCAAAGATGCGAACGCATCTTTGTTTGTCGGATGGTGGTACTTCGTCAGTGCGAAGGCTAGGAAATGTGCGCTAACGTGTATTAGTGGTTCTTAACTCGCGCTAACCTGCGGCACGCCTGTTAGAGATTATTGAATCGCCGAACAAATACCCTATTTTCCATGATTTTGACGGTGCCATTCTCTGCCTGCCATTTGACGCCTTCGCCCTCCACATAACCCATCATCGGATTTGGAGGAGACGATTTTTTTGCCATTTCAACAAATGCATTCCATGCCGACTGGGCGTTTTCCGGCTCGTCGGCCTCAGTTTTGGCTTTACGGACCAAGGCGCGCATCGGGCTATCGCGACGGTGCGCGGTCCGAACCGCAGACTGCTTAGCGGCCGGGGGCTCCGGATAGACATCGCCCGCCACCTTTCCAGACGATAAGGCCGGCTGTGGGGACACATCGAGCTCCTCGGGTCGCGGAAATACATATCTGATTTCCGGCTCATTCTTCGTCAGCCAGTCATTCAGGTCACACCAGCGGGCCACTTCGTAGAAGGTTCGTACAGGCCTCTTGTTGGTATACCCGTAACGGAGACGACCGGCAGAGCTGCTATCGGGCCAGAACATCGGCAGATCACCTGCTTTAGCCGACGCAGAAAGCCTCCCCTCCAACTCCCGGACCTTCCCTTGGTCATTGCCCCAGATCGTCTCTGCGGCCTCATTGATGGTGTAAAACCCTTGAGCGCGCCGTTCGGATTTCTGGGGGGCAATAGATGCAATCATGCGCTTGGTAGCTGAGATATTCGAGCTGATATGCTTGCGCTTGGCGGCATCCAGCTTGTCCCATTGGGCAACCGAGCAGTCGACCAATGCGAGATCACGCATCTCGTTAACGATAGACTTCAGATCCTCGTCTCGGAGGCGTAAATCCTCTATGCGTGGCCAATAGTCGAAATCGACAACCCAAAATAAACCATTCTCATCCTGGTCTACTGGATGCAAAAACACTCCCGAGTCCACAAACAAAAGAGAATCGTCCTCGTCAACAACCGTTTCATCACTCAACGGATCTTCAACTGCCGGCAAGATCACCGGATCTTCGATCTGGGCAGCTACGACGCCAGGAGGAGTTAGCTCATATAACCCTTCGTCCAATGGGACTAACTTCAACCCTGCACTCATATCATCAAGGCCGGGCGCACGCCATGCCTTGACGCCTTGGAGCACTTGCCAATAAACAGGCCAGTGGCGATTTTCGAAGGCACACAGAAGATCAGCTTCGATCAGTGATTGCCCCGACATGGAAGCCACCAATTCCAGAGCGCTGGAAAAGGTGACATATTTTCCTTGCGGATTTTCTTGTTTATGCATGTCGCGCCCTTCGTGCGCAAACCCTCGGTCAGGAGCCCCCGCCGGGCCGGTGAAGGTGTCCGGCTTTTCCGCCCGTCGACGTAGGCGGGAGCAAACTGCATGATCGCACCGAATAGCCGGGCACGCGGGCTAGAATCGATCGTCGTTTGCCGCGGCTTGCACCTCAAACCGCTTCAACTGCCACCCACGAATCTGGACCAGCGCGCGGGCCCATTGCCCGGGCGTCAGTACACGCCAGCCGGCTTCCGGCCGAGGCCACATGCGCCGGACGCGGAAGCGCTCGATGTCGGGCCAGTTTGGATTGGCTGGATTGGCGGCCGGCGCCGCGGTGTAGAGCGCCACGTAGGCGGGAACGCCCGCGAGCCGCGCGAGATGCTGCATGACGCCGGCAGGCTTCTCCTGACCGATATCACGTGCGACTTCGATCAGCGCCAGCGGCAACTTCTCGTGGTGGTCGTACTCGGTGAACAGCACCGCGTCGAGGTCGACCATCGTTAGGGATTCTGCCTGATCGCGGCAGAGGTAACGGCCGATCGACTGCGCACGATGCCAGGCGCCGTATGCACGATCCCGTGTTTCATAGCGCTCGGTTCTCATGACGCGCCCCAAATAGGAAGCGGCCGCTTTTCCGGCGGCCGCGGTTGGTGGGTTAGGCAGCTTGGTCACTTTTGGGCGCCGGTGCGGCACGGGGTCTTTCGCACTCGCGAAAAAGACCCGATATTTCGCTCATCTGCTCGCCGACTTCGTGGAGGTATTTGCCGATGATCTGCAGGGCGTCGAGCAACCCGTAGTGCGCGTCACGGCCAAGCGGCCCCGTCCCAGTTCCCTCAGGCTCGCCCAGTGAGTTTCTCAGCAACATCGAGATGGTGGTAATCGCGCTGGCGGCACGCTGGACCTCCGCGAGGCTTCTGGATTCAACCATGGCATGTTCGGGGCTGTCCGGCATAGTCCAGCCGTCCTGCATCAACTTCCCTCGGAAATTGGGAGCGTGATAGTCCGGCTTTGATTTCGGGTTGATGCTACGCATGACTCTCTCCCTCGTGGAGCATTCCGTTACGACGTTCACCGAGTACGAAGGAGGTCTCGCTACCGATAAAGGCCATCTGCGCAATAGTTTCCAGCTCGCCGGCGATACTCCGCAGCAAACCGGACACTTCGTTGCTTGGAAGCGAGGCGCCCGAATTGCGGTTCTGATCATCATCGATGAGACCCCCGAGGCCGCGCACCAGCTCTCCGAGTCGGGAGGCAGCGTGGGAAGCTTGCTCGGACGCAGTCGCCAGAAACGACAACTCGGCGTTCGTTGCCTTCTTCAGGTCGAACCGCCCAAGGAAGAATTCCAGCAGTGCTGATGCGTCAGCTTCTTTATGAGCCAT